AACATAAGCATCCAAATAGTTTTATTTCAGGAATATTTTATGTAAAGTCAAATGCAAACAAAGATAAAATTTACTTTTATAAAAATCAATATCAACAATTATCAATAACAACAAAAAATTATAATTTATATAATTCAGAAAGTTGGTGGTTAGAAGTTGAAACAGGAGATTTGATTTTATTTCCTTCTTCATTAGAGCATAAAGTTGAAACAGTAGAGACAGATTTAAGGGTTAGCTTATCGTTTAACACTTTTTTAAAAGGCACTCTTGGTAGCAATCGAGAATTAACAGAATTAGTTTTGGAGAAATAATATGGCACATTTTGCAGAGTTAGATTCAAACAACATAGTTTTAAGAATAGTAGTAATAGGAAATTCAGATACTTGTACTCCTGATGGAACTGAAGTAGAAAGTATTGGGGCATCTTACTGTCAAAAGCTATTTGGCGGTATATGGAAGCAAACGTCTTATAACTCTACATTTAGAAAAAATTTTGCTGGTGTAGGTTATAAATATTATGCTGACAATAATTTGTTTGCTGCTCCACAACCTTACGTTAGTTGGAGTTTAAACACTACTACTGGTCAATGGGATGCTCCAATAACTAAACCTACTTTAACTGATGCTCAAAGTGCTTCTAATTCTATATATAAATGGGATGAAAGTGCTTATCAAGCAGATAATTCAACTGGGTGGGTGTTATATACCCCTTAAAATGAATACACAAACTTCTAATAAAATTACAAAGGCTTTTATAGAGTTAATTAATAAACTAAGGAAATAAGATAGATCCTCTCACACTCCTAGCAGCAGCTAATACTGCTTTTACTGTAGTAAAAAAAGTTGCTAAAGCAGCAGATGAGGCTGATGCAGTTTATCAATCCTTATCAAAGTGGGCAGGACATATAAGTGACTTACAAGAATGGATGTCACAAGAAGAAGCTAAACCTTCTATATTTAAAAAGATTGTATATACAAAGTCAGCAACAGCAGAAGCTTTTGATACATTAGTAGCTAAGAGAAAAATAGAAGAACAAGAAAAAGAAATAAAAAGTATGTTTTATATAGGTGCTCTTAATCACTTAGGTATAAAAGGCTATAAAGAATTTATCCATCAACGTAGAGCTATAAAAGCTAAAAGAGAAAAAGAAGTATATGAACAGATTCGTAGACGTAAAGCTTTCTTTTACAATACTACAATGGGTGGATCTATAACTATAGTAGGTTTGTTATTAGCAAGTATGATTTGGTTTTTAGTTGACATGATTAAAGAGGCAAGTAGTTAATGATTAGTTTAATACTTACCACATTAGTAGTTTTTAATGATGAGTATCAATGTAGATTAAGTTGGTACGAAGAAGATAAATGTGTATATCAATGTCAAAATAGCTATGAACAATTTACCTGGGTTATTGGTGAAACAAAAGATGGATGCCCTTTATTTAAAAAGTTTTATAAAGCACAAATGGAGTTAGTAAATGTTACCACTACTGTCTAGTATATTACCTATCGGAGAAAAGTTAATCGAAAGATTAATACCTGATAAAGATGCACAACGTAAAGCTAAAGTTAAGTTAGCCTCTCTTGAAAAAGAAGGTGAGCTAAAAGAAATAGAAATGATTATGGCTGATAGAGATTCAGCTAGAGCTAGAGAAACTGCAATTGCTACTAGTGAAAATGCTAGTTGGTTAAATAAATGTGTAACTCCAATACTTGCACTAGGTACAGTAGCAATGTCTTTTGCTTTATTCTTAGTAATTATATTTGCAGATGTAGATGTAAACTCAGGAGCTAAAGATATTTTGGTGTACGTTTTAGGTGCTTTAAATTCAGCCACTACAATGGTGTTGGCATATTATTTTGGTAGTAGTGTAGGTAGTAAACAAAAATCAAATGAATTAAATGAAATACTAGAAAAGAAAGAACCAAGAATATGAGTGTAGATTGGGATAACTCTAGATATTTTAAAGCTAATGAATTTTATTGTAGTCATACCATTAAAGAAAATATGGATCAAGACTTCATAGATAAGTTAAATAAGTTAAGAGAAACGTATGGAAAAAGTATATCTATAAGTTCAGGATATAGAGATGAAACACATCCTGTAGAAGCTATGAAGAAAGATCCTAAAGGTGGTGCTCATGTAAGTGGTAAAGCATGTGACATACTAGTAGATAGAAAAGATGCTTTTGAATTATTATCATTAGCATTTTTAATAGGCTTTACAGGTATAGGAGTAAATCAAAAAGGTGGATCTAGATTTTTACATTTAGATACTATTGAAAATTCTCCATTAAGACCTAGACCAACTATCTGGAGTTATTAAAAATGCAATCAGAAACTATAAAACAAACTATAGATGCAGTATCTATGGTTACTGTAGTTGGAACACTTGTTGATGTATTACCAGCATTAGCTGCAATCTTTACTATTGTTTGGACTTGTATAAGAATTTATGAAACAAAGACTATACAAAAATTTATAAGATCATTTAAAGATAAAGAAGAATAACTATGGCTATAAGTAAAGAATATGAAGAAAAAGCTGCAAGAGCTTTTGGTTTAAAAGGCCCATACACTAAAGAAAATTTAGAGAATCATAAAAGATCTAATCCTGTATTTGCTAGAAAAATGGCAATGGTTCAAGATAAATTAAATATGAGAAAAGGTGGTGTAGTAAAACTATCAGGTGGAAGTTATCTTAATGCTACAGGAACAAATTATGCAAATCAAAATACTACAACTCCTGTAGAAAAAAAAGATCCTGCAATGGGTCAATTTAATGCACCTATAATTAGTCCTACCTCTAGTACTACAGCAGAAGATTTAGGAATAGATACAGATAAAGGTGGATTAGGAGAACCTCCAGAAATGTTAGGTACTCCTCCAGATGATTCTCACTTTGTTGATGATTTTGGTCTTACTAAAGATGATCCTGCTCCAGTTGTAGATGATCCTGCTACAGTTGTAGATGATCCTCCTCCAGCAGATGATCCTGCACCAGTTGTAGATACAGGTTCAGAAGATATTAAATCTTTATTTTCAACACTACTAAAAAGAGATATAGGAGCAGATGCTTTAAAACATTATGAAGATAGATTAGCAGCAGGAGAAAGTATTGGAGATATATCTAACTCTATAATTAATAGTGAAGAATATAAAACTCTTAATAGAACAACACCTGATAAACCTACAGCAGAAAGTGTAACAGCATCTGAAATAGGATATGATCCTAATCAAGATGTTAAGTTTGATAAGATAGAAGATACAGATGTAAATACAGTAAGTAAAGCAACAGATTTAACAGCAGAAAAAGTTGATGATCCTACACGTAAAGCAGCAGTTAAAATGGATACTATATCAACAATTGATGAGGTACAAGCTGGACTAGATAAGTTAAAAGCTGAACAAGGTATAGTATCAGATAAAGCAAAAGTAGATGCAATAACACAAGATCCTACAACATCAGAAGTAGGTAAAATAAAAGCTGCTGAGTTAGATTCATCTAGAGTTATTGAAGGTACTACACGAAAATTACAAGATGATGAATTAGTTAGTGGCCCTAGTGTAGATCAAGCTAGAGTAGAAACAGATGTAATAGCAAAAACAAAAGCTGCACAATTAGATTTAGATCCTGCTGCAACTGTTAAATATCAACTTAGTACTTTATATCAAGACTTTACACCTAGTAATCCTCCTGCTTGGGCTGATGGTGCAGTACGAACTGCAATGGCTACATTAAATGCTAGAGGTATGGGTGCTTCTAGTTTAGCTGGACAAGCAGTTGTACAAGCTGTAATGGAATCAGCATTACCTATAGCACAAGTAGATGCAAAAACAGTATTTGATTTAGGACTACAAAATTTAAGCAATAGACAAGCAACAGTTATGCTTGCTGCTGAACAAAGGGCTGCATTTTTAGGACAAGAATTTGATCAAGCATTTCAAACTAAAGTAGCTAATGCAGCTAAAGTTTCTGAAATAGCTAATTTAAATTTTAATGCTGAAACTCAAATAGCTATAGAAAATTCTAAGCTTGCACAAACAGTTGATCTAGCTAATCTTGGTAATAGGCAAGCTGTAATTATGGCTGAAGCAGCACAAATAGCTAGTTTAGAAACTACTAATTTAAATAATAGACAAACAGCAGCAATACAAAATGCACAATCCTTTTTACAAATGGATTTAAAAAATTTAGAAAACAGACAACAAACTAATTTATTTAAAGCACAAGAACAAATTAAATCTTTATTTACAGATGCTGCTGCTGAAAATGCTGCTGCACAATTTAATGCATCTAGTGAAAATCAAGTTACTCAATTTTACGATTCATTATCTTCATCAGTAAAACAATTTAATGCAACACAGGTTAATGCAACAAATCAATTTAATGTTAATCAAGATTTAGCTGTTGATCAAATTAATGCACAAATTAAAAATGCTACTGATCAGTTTAATGCTAGTAATGGTTTAGTAGTTAGTCAAGCTAATGCTGAGTGGAGAAGAAACATTGCTACAATAGATACTGCTGCTACAAATCAAGCTAATCAATTTAATGCACAAATGGCAATGTCTTTAACTAGTAGAGAATATGATGGTATGTGGCAAGATTATAGAGATAGAATGACGTTTGCACATCAGTCAGGTGAAAACGTATTAGATAGAGAAGCACAGTTAGGTGTAGCTACAATACAAAAACAAGCANCTATTGAAGCTGCTAAGTTTGCTATGACAACCGAACTATATAAAGCTATGGGAACATTAGGTGCTGAAATGTTATCAGGATCTAGTATATTTGGTGCAGGTGGTTTATTATCAGGCTTTGGTGGTTTAATGAAAAAAGCAGGAGATATGTTTGGTGGAGATAAAAAAGATGCTAGTGATAATGATATAGAATTAACAGATGAAGAAAAATTAGAATTTGATAATTACGACAGTGTTCCTGTTGACTATACTACTGAGGAAGAAATTGAAGAACAAGAAGAACGAGATGATCGTTTAATGGATGAAGACTCATCTGATTATAGTANAGTTGATTATAATAAAGGTGGTTTAGTTTCTGATGAAGGTATAGAAGCTCAAGAATATATTAAATCTTATTATGGTGATATTAGATGAATAATGCATACTTAAAAAAAGTAGAACAAAAAGTAGAAGAACTTATGAATAATAAATCTCCTACTAAAAAAAAGAAAAAAGTAAAAGGTTTTCTAGAACCTAAAAAAGAAGATACTAAAGTTAGCACTAATGTAGTAGACATGGTTGCTGAACACGTAGTTAATATACGTAAAAAAAGAATGGAGTTAAAAGGATGAATTTATCACCTGATAATTTACAAGCACCTATACCTGGAATGTCTTTAACACAACCTCCTAGGGAAATGCCATTTGAAAATCCTCCTGAATTATCTGAGTTACCTGATGTAATAGAATACTATAGTAAAAAATTATTAGATACTGAAATAGAAGATTCTTTGTTAATGACTATAGATGAAGGTGCATCTATAGATGCTATTGCTGAGTTTCTTACTACATCAGGAACTATGAATAGTATACATAGTTTAGACTTAGCTTTTTTAGTTAGTCCTGTTGTTAAAGAATTAATAATGTATGTTGCTGATTCTGCTGGTGTAGATTTTATTGACTCATATGAAGCAAGAGAAAAAAATAAAAGACTTCCTTATCGTGAAATTAGATCTGTTGTTAAAGAAGTATTTAATGAAAGACCAGACTTAGCAGATCCTACAGATCCTATAATAACTAAATCTATACCTAAAGGTTTAATGGCTAGAGCACCTAAAGAAGAAGTTATGGATATGCCAGTTGACATGCCACAGGAGAATATATAATGGGATTAGGTCAAGCACTTACAGGTTTTTTAACAGGGTTTTCTGAAAGAGCAGCAGAAAATATTAGTACTCGTAATAAAGAAATAAGAGATAGTATAGATGAAGATTTAAAAAAACATGCAGCATCTGTACAAGCTGACTATGCTAAAAAAATAAAATTAAGAAAACAAGCTTATGAAGATGTTTCATTTTTAGAAGCTAATGCAAGTAAAATACCTGCATTTAAAAATCTTAGTATACAAGAAAAAGCTACGTTAGTTACTAATCCAAAAATGATGAAAAGATTAAAAGATCTTTCTGAATCTCCTGAAGGTAGAAGAACAATAAATTTACAATTTTCAGGTACTAAAAAAAATAATAAACCTGATCATAATAGTAAAGTACAAACTATAGAACAAGCAATTGATTTAAGAATACCTGTAGAAGCTGCTATGCCAGCACCAAGAGTAACAAGAACTAAAGGTGCATATGGTTTAACTAATACTATCGAAGAAGATGCTATACGTAAATATGCACAACAAAATCCTGAGTACTATTCTAAACCTACAGTTAAACCTAAGACTAGTGTACAAATGGATAAGATAACTTTACGTAGTCTTAAACCTGCTGACATTAGAAAAAGTGTATTAACTACTATACAAAGTACTTTAGAAGCAGGTATTGCTGGAGATGCTAAGACCTATCAATATGAACTTAAAGATCCTAACACTACTGGTGGTATAAAATCAACTACGACTTTAAATCGTCCACAAGCTAAACGTTTAGAACTTAGACTAAAAGCAGAAGGTATAAGAAATTATGTAAATAACTTAAGTGATGTACAAGAAGTTCATAAAGATGCAATACAAGCTTATGTGCCAGGACTTAACTTAGATGGTACAAAAGAAGAAATTATAACAGAATTAGATGAGTATATAAATAAATCTAAAGATGTTTTAAATCAAAGTCAAAAACAAAATCAAGATGCTATTGTAGATAAAGACTTTAGTAGTCTTTCTCAAGAAGAGGCAGATGCTGAGTATAAAAAAATTGCTAATAATCCACAAGATCATCCTACATTTTATAATCCTGATGGTACTCCAAGTGCTAAATTTAAAAGACTAATGAAACGAGCAGGGTATCCAATTTGAATAATATAAGTAGCTTAGTATACGATCCTTTTTTTAATCAAGCAGCAGAAAAAAATAATATAGATCCTGATGATCTTAGAGCTATAGCTGATATAGAAACAGGCTATAGAGTAGATGTTATAACTGGTAAAACAAAAGGTACTAGTGGTGAAGTTGGCATAGGTCAATTTATGGAAGGTACTGCTGCTGATTATGGATTAATAGATCGTGAAACAGGAGAGGATTATAGAAGTAATCCTGTAAAATCTATTCAAGCAATGGCTAAGTTACATAGTGATAATATGCAATGGGCTAGAAAAACATTAGGAGAAAATGCAGAAGAAGATGCTGTTAAAAGACTTGCAGTAGAAGCTTACAATGGAGGTAGAGGTAATGCAGGTAAGTCTAAACAAACAGCACAACATGCTAATAAATTTTTTATTTCTTATACTAAATTAAAACAACAACAACCAGTACAACCAGCACAAGAAAAAGCACCAGTAAAAAAACAAAGTAGTTTTAATTTAATGTCATCAGCAGTAGCAAGTGAAAGACAAGAAATAGATAAAAAACAATATAAAGAAATAAAAGTTAATCCTAATGATGATGATAAAACAAATAAAAGTTTATATAAAAATTTATTACCTCCTAAAATAATAACAGAAAAAGATGTTGACTTAACTGATGATAAATATTTTTATATAATAAAAGATTATATGGAAACTAGATTTAAAAATTCTGTAGATATAGGTGGTCGATACCTTAATATTCTAGGAAAAAAACTAGATGATAAATCTTCAAGAAAAGAATATATAAATGAATTTTTATATCAAATGCGATATGTAGATTGGAACTCTACATTAGGTGCTGTACCTGAATTAACTTACATAACTAATACATCAGATAAGAATGTTTTAATTGCAGCTAAAGCACATAGACTTTATGATGAGATACCTAACTTTTACGATAGTATTGCTGGAGGAGTAGGAGAAAGTTTGTTTGGTGCATTATCAGATTTAAGTAATTGGGTAGGTGTAGGTACTGGAGCTATTGTAAAACATAAACTAGCTAGGGAAGGTATTAATAAATTATTTAAATCTGAAATAGAAAGAAGATTTAAAAATCAATTTAAAAAAGAAATTGCAGAAGACACATTATCAATTAGTAAAAATATAAAACAATATAAAAAAGATTTAAAAAAAGATGTAGGCACATTACAAAAAGACTTTGTAGCAGGGCCATTAACTAAAAAAGTTAAAAGAGAAAGAAATGAGCAGTTAAATAAAATGGCTGAAGTAGCAAAGAAAAAAGCTAGTGCTGAATTTAAAAAAGATATGAGAAAAGATTTAAAATTAAAAGATGATGAAAAACTAACACAAGACTTAAAAAGAAAATATGTTTTAGGATCAGGTATATTACCTAGAGGTACTTCTGTAAAAGGTAAAGCTATGAAAGTAGGTGCATTAACAGAAGGCTTAGTAGGTTTTCAAGCTAGTATTATAGATGCAAACATAGATAAAGAATTAGAAAGAACTGAGTCTAGACATTATTTAAATAAACAAAAACAACAAGGTTTAATTTCTGAAAATCAATACTATGAATCTCTTGAGCAAGTAGATAAAAATACTAGTTTAAAAAATCCTGTGAACATGTTTGGTATAGCTATTAATACAGGGATCTCTGCTATATTTGGTGGACTAGGAGCTAGAAGTTTAGGCTATAAAGATATAGGAGATGAATCCCTTGGTGAATTATATTCTAAAGAAATTCAAGGTTTAAAAAAAGCAAGAGCTGCTGATATACAAGCAGGAAAAATAAGTCCTGTAGAAATAGATTATGAAGGCTTATCTAATAGTTTTAATTCAGATCTAAATTTATTATATACACATATAGCTACTAAAAAATTAACAAAAGAAGGTGAAAAAGAATTGCTAAGTAGTGTTAGAAAAATAGTGCAAGTTAATAATCCTGGCAAAGAAGTAAAAGATCTTACAAGTTTTAGAGAACTTCTTGCAAATAATAGCATAACAATAAAGCAATTAAAAGATGAAGGGCTAGCAGACAAACTGGATTTAACAACAGATATAATTAATGCTGAAGGCACAGCAAAATTAATGGGAGTTGGATTAGAAATCCTATCAAAAAATCAATACAGATATAAAGATGTAATTGATAATTATTTTGCTAAACGAGATCCTGATAGTCCTGTAATTGGTGGTGACTTAACAAATTTAATACAAAAAGTTTTTAGAGATGTACAAATAGGAGAGTCAGGAGAAGAAAGTTTTGTAAGAGTTTTAAAACAATCTAAAAATTTAAATGAAGAACAGATAGCAGATTTTTTAGGTGCAGGAGTAAGTGAAGCAGGTAAAATTTTAAATAGAGCTAGTCAAACAGCAAAGGATCTTAAAAAATATATTGATAATAATCCTGAATTAAAACCTTTATTAGATTTTGATGCAGCTAATAAATTAACTGAAGAAAGAATTACAGGATTTAAAGGTACTATGGAAAGAATAAAAAATCTTGAAAGAAATTCAAAAGCATTTGTTGTTTCTGCATTTGGAACTACAGTAAGAAATGTTATGGGTACAAGTGTAGGTTTAACTTTTAAGTCAGCAGCTAATGTATTTGATGCAGCTTTTTATGCAGGTGGTACTGTAATAAATAGTGTAGTAAAAGGTAAGTATACTAGTGGCAACTTTAAAAATAATATAGAAACTGATATGTCCGAAATAGTACATTACGGATATTCTAAATTTTATGAGACAGCAGGTTTGTATAAACTTTTTACACCTAAAGGACAAAACAGATTTATACAACAGTTTGATGAAATACTAAAAGATGATGATACAACTAAAAAATTATTACTTACATCTTTACAAGAAACAGGTGAGGCAAGAATAAGTAGTCTTGCAAGAAAAGTTAATATGTTTAATACAGCACAAGATGCTTTTTTTAGAAGAGCTTTTTTTGTTAATAGTGTTGAAACACAATTAGTAAAAGCTGGTTTAGTAGATCCTACTGGAAAAGATAAATCTAAAACTTTAGAATCTTTTCTTGCTTTAGATAAAATGAAAGTAGTTCCTAGTAATATAATAAAACAAGCTAGTGATGATGCTTTAACATTAACATTTGCTAAGTTACCAAGACGAATAGATCCAACAGATCCTGCATCTAGAGAAATGGCAGGTGGATTAGAACGAATGGGTAATAATGCATTAGCAGGTGGAGTAGACTTTTTAGAAAAATTTCCTGGTACAAGTTTAGTAATTCCATTTCCTAGATTTATGGCTAATGCTATGCAATGGCAATATAAATACTCTTGGTTTAATGGACTTGCTGGTGTTGCAAAATTATTAGATACATTGCCAGCTAGTAGATTAAAAGAATTTAAAAAGTTAGATGATGATATATCTTTCAATGAAAAATTATTTGATGAAAGAAATGCAGCTAAAGCACGTTTAAATAACCCTGAAACTTTAGATCCTCAACAAGCTGTTAAAGATAAAAAATTCTTATCTCAACTTAATAATAGAATTAAAAGACGAGCAGGTGGAATGTCTGTAACAAAAGAAAATAAAAAAGCATTAGAAGATGCAATAGAAAAATCGTTTGGATTAGAAGTAGATTTAGCTAGAAAAAAAATATCAGAGAGTGCTATCGGAACTGCTGCTTTTTATGGAGCTTATAAATACAGAGAAGAGAATCAAGATATTGAGTGGTATAAAATAAAAACTCCTAGTGGTGGCACAGTTGATATTCGTGCTGTATTTCCTTTAGGGCCAATCTTAGCTTTTGCAGATTTAGTATATCGTATTGGGCCTAAAGGAAGTGATAGAGATAAATTAAATGATAAACCTTGGGTGGCTAAACAAACTTTAGAATACTTAGAAGCTTTTGCAGGTATGAAAATACAACAAGCTTCATTAGGAACTACAGTAAGTAATATAGTTGCATCTTTTGAGCAGATAGTAAGTGAAGGTATAGTTGGTGAAAAACTAATGAAAAGTTTAGGTAATGTTTTTGGAGATTTTATAAATAGATTTCAACAACCTGTTCAACCTATGTATGCTTTAGTTGACTCTATGGATAAAGAGTTTCAAATACAAAGAGATACAAGAGCAGTCACATCATCTAGTGCTATTGCCCAAGGTCTTGAAACTTTTTATAATAAAGTAATAGGTAGATCTTCAGCAGGATTAATGGAAGGTGTTGGTAGTATTGTTGACTTATTACCTGGAGAATCTGCTGAAAAATTTATTGATGATATGGTTAGAACAAAAAAAGAATTGCCTCCTAAAATAAAGGACTTTGATTCTACTCTTGCTGTTACAGGTGGTGGTTTATTTAATGATTTAATAGGTGTTAAAGTTGCACCTGGTGTTAGTGAAGTTGCAAAAGAATTTCAAAGGTTAGATATAAATCCATATCCTATATATAGTCCAATGGGTATACCTGCTTATGATAGGGCTGTTCTTGCTGAAACAGTTAAAGATATAGAAGAAAGTGGTGCTTTATATAATTATATAAAAGGTTATGAATATAATAGTCCTAAGTTACCTGCAACTGAAAAGAGAAAAATATTAAAAGGTTTATTTTCTAATATAGTTAAAAGTGCTAGAGCAAGAGTATTAAGTAAATTACAAAATACAGATGTACAAGCTTTTGGTAAAGTAAAATTTAAACAACTTAGTAAAGAAGATCGAAATAATATAAGACAACGATCAAAAGCTTTATACGAAAAAAATGGAGTGCCTGAAAATGAAAGATTAGATATAGAGGATGATTACACTCGTATTTTTATACTTCAAGATAATTTGTCTATGTATCCTATTGATGTACCTTATAATGAACCTTATGATCCTAATACTATTTTTAAACAAGGGGAAGTATTAATGCCCCCTGTAGATTAAGCTGCTAAATAGGTTTATCACAACCCATAAATGAAGCTACAGTATATCTATCACTTCTAGCATAATCAGTAACAGGTGTAATACAATGTGGACACCTTTTTTGATTGTTAATTATAATTAATCTATTGTGTTTAGGAAGTATAGCTTCCATAGATTCATCACTAATACTTTTACCCATTAAAAGTAAACCACCCCAATCCCACTTCCATTGATCACATACATAATATAACAATCCTATGTCAACTCTATTTACATCTCCTCTTAAATCATCTGTGTGCATCCTAGAATAATCTTTTTGTCTACACTTAATTATATATGTATTATCATTTACAACTTTTCTATTAAAATATAACTCAATAGTATTTAAAAAATTAATAGTAACTATTTCTTTCCATATAGTAGATTGTTCTAACTCTTTAGCTCTCCAACTTGTTTGACTATACTCTTCAGTAGAACTAGGAAATACATCTGATTGCATTTCAAATGCACCACCAGATTTATAATGTAATCTTTTTTGATCAACTCTAAACCAATTATCTTCTGTTTTAAAAGTATTTAAAATATTAGTAGCTGTGTCTACTGGTAAGAAATTATCTATTATACAATACCCTTTAGAGTACCAATTCATATCTAAATCAAGCTGCAATTTTATGCTCCTCTTTTGTATTACTCCAACCCCAATCACCTGTCATTCCTGATGCATTGTAGTCAGTCACAACACCCTCAAAGAAATTCTTAAGAGTATCACCACCCACTATCCAATCAAGCCACTCAAGAGGATTTTCTTTAACCTTAAAGTTTCCTTTTAATCCCAACTGAATTAGTCGTCTATCTGCTATGTACCTAATGTAATGTTTAACTTGATCAGCAGTAAGACCTTTAACAGCACCCATCTCAAAAGCTGTATCTACTACAGCATCTTCTAATTCAACACCATCTCTAAACATCTGATATAT